GAAAAGGAATACCTTGTAATACTTCTAATCCACCCAAAATATTTTCTAAAATTTCTGGATCATCTTCAGCAATGTTTTGAATAACATTAAAAGCAGAACGATAGCGTACATCATCTTGTAAATTTTTTAAATCTTTTTCTGTGACCGACCTACCCATTTCAGCACGTTGATTTAATTCAGTTGAGAGCCTATTTAGTGCTGATCTTTGTGAGTTGCTTAATTCTTTACTAGAAGCTAAATTATCTATAACACCGGTAAAGTCTGTAATATCTTTTTTGTTTGCTTCGGAAACAATTTCTCTTTCTTGACTCATTTCATCAAAAAATTGTTGTTGTTTAGAAGCAGATTCTCTAAATTTTTCTTGATCAAATCCATCACGTTTTTGATTAGGAGGTAAAACACCAAGTCCTTCTTCTGCTTGAAAACCCGGTAAAGGTCTTGTTTCAACATCGCGTCCTGCATTAGGACTTACAAAAGGTTCATCAGAAACAATCTGTTGATTAACACGTGCAATAGCCTCTTGCATTGCTTGCGGAATACCTTCAAAAAAAGCAGGAGGTGGTTCTTGCCTTTGAAGAATTTGAGAAAGAGTTCGTTGTGGTTGACGTTCAAAACCAAAACCCGGAAAACCTTCACGCCGACGAATTTTATATTGGTCCTGAATTTCTGAAGCCTTAACATTCCAACGAGCAAGGTCTTTTTCCAATCTATCAGAAGCAACAGTATTAAGAGTTTTTCCTTCTGCTGCTAACTCGCGCTCGTATTCTTTAATTTTATCTTGTGCAGAAAGTTCAATTTCAGACATTATTGTGTTTCCTTATTACTACGAGCAGCCCGTTGTTCCATTAATGCTTTACCACGATTATTAATTTTTGTAAGACGATCCAGTCCAATAACTTCTACAAGTTCTTTTGGAATTACAATTTCACCATCGCCCAAGATAACATCAACAAGTTCATCGCTTGTTGCGCCTTGAGGTACAACAAAATTACCAGAGCGTTCAGCAACTTGAACAGCTTCATTTATCATTTTGCGTACATCTTGTTCACCAGCTACTTCAACTGATGCGCTATTTAATACAAAATCACCTTCGCGTAACTTTGTTTCAACAGTGTCTTCCGCTGCTCCATTTGGAGAAGTAGGTGCTTGAGGATCATTAACTTCAAGAGGTGCAGGAGATGGAGAAACAGGTGTAGGTTGCTGTGGCACACCCCCTGCTTGCATACGCTTTACATTACCACCGTATTGCATATTGTTTACAAGTTCTTTTAACTTGTAACTGTCACCCATAATTTTTACTTCTTCGTTATCAAAAGGTGTGCTTTCAATTGATGACACCATAAACTTTTTAACTGACATGGGAAGTGCTTGAGTAAACTGACGTTCCATTTGCATATATGCGCGACGATTTGCAGCATTACTGAAATCTGTTTTAGATACAGCATTTGCTGTATTAATTAGAAGGGTTACTAGTTCTGCTGGTCTAAGCATAAACCGTTTCCTTTTTCATAATCAATCCACAAGGTTTCGCAATCGGTTTCACCGACAAACAATCCAAGTGCTGCACAAATAGGTATGCCAATTGCATTAATAAATGTGCCAAGATAGTTTGGTGCAAATTTATCAGGGTTAGCTTTATGTGCTGCATACTGCGCCCATGATAAACCAAGAGTCTTTCCAAGTTTAAACAGAAGCTGGTTTTTTCTCATACCACGAACAAAGGGAACTGCCCAGAAATGATAGCCACGACGAATGACGTTTGGAATATTTTTTGCGTGTTCTCCTTCGCCTTGGTACAAATTAGCTGACATAATTCCCATGCTAAAAAGCTGAGTGCAAATAACTGCAGTACCACCATCACCACCAGCACCATCAGCCCCTTGGTAATTTATAAAATCTAGATCTTGTAAATTTTCTGTTGACTTAGTTGCTGCTGTAATTTGCGCTTCATTATAACCATTAGCTACCAGTGCATCGACAGTATCTTTACCTGATTGAGCATCTGCAAAAACTTGGTTATTCATTCCTGTACTAATAATAGTACTTTCATCTGCCTGACTAACGCCAGCACCGTAATGTGCAAAAGAAGTAAACGATCCTTTTCCACCAATTGCAAAGCCAGGACTAATCTCTCCACCTTTTCCATATGCAACGCCAAAAATATCTTGACCTACAGAAACAGGTGTAGCTGCTGGTGCTGCTGGTGCTGAACCAAGCATAGCTTCACCAGCGGCAATACTACCTTGTCGTGCTCCAGCAGCTTCAATAGCACCCCTAACAGCGGAACCAGAGGGGCCAACAGGTGCTGTAGTTACTGTAGCTGCTTTAGAAGTTGTAGCTGGTGTATCTGCTTTAGAAGTTCCAAAAATAGGTTCTCCTGATAAAGTGCGTCCAACAGTTTGGGCGATCTCCATGCCCGCAACAATATTACGGGCAGGAGCAAATAATCCCCAAGCAGCGCCTAAAGTTCCTTTAGGAGTAACGGGTAAGGCTGGTCCTAGAACATTATCCAATCCTTTAGAAAACGGTGTTTCTGGTTGGTTCATTGCTACAAGAGTATCATAAAAGGAACCATTTTCAAATCCAGTAACTTGAATACCTAGAGCCGCAGCAGCCGCTGTAACTTCTGGAGATTGTGCAGTGTAGCCAGAACTGGAAATATTTGATACACCGGGATCAAAATTTTCAGGTTTTTTTTCTCTAATAGGGGTAATACGGTCAGGCATTCCAAATCCAGGACGCTCAATTGTAATAGTAGGAGAAGTCTCTCTTCTGTCTATTCCGGTAACAAGTTCAAAAGTTTGACCGGGCATTTGACGAGGTGTTAAAGCCTTGGTTGTTCCTGTAGGATCGGGCTGTGCAAATGGACTAACAAAAGTTTGCCCACCTTCCTGCATTTTAAGAAAACTTTTAAGTGACATTTTTCAAAACCTCGTTAACCGATTTCCTCATTTGCAGAAGCTGATTCAGCAAAGCTAGTTTCCCCTGCCATTGGCGTAGTGCCGGTTCCGATTGTTCCGTTGCCAGAGCCTGTAGCATCCATTGCATTTGCCCCTGAAGAAACTCCTCCGTTGCCTTCCATGCCTCCGGGTTGTTGACCCATGCTCTCGCCTTCATCGCCGTTTCTTGGTTGATTAACATTGAGACTCCTTAAAATTTCTGCATAGATTGCTGCCTCATCTGGATCATTTACAAGTTCTTCAGGGTCCATGTCTTGAGAAATAGCAAGTTCACGAATAAGATTTTGAATTTTCATAAATGGAGCAAGCATTGGATTTGAAACAGTTTGTAAAAGCATTGTAAGACGCTGGCTACGAACTTCTTTCATCATTACAGAAACTGTGCCGCGTGGTTTAATTTCCAGATCACCTTGGAAAATTTCTGCCTTTTCATTGAACTGCATATTCCATTGAAAGAATGCTTCACCAAGAGGACGAAGAAGATAGTCGTCAATGTTTTTAATAACAGTTTTAATATTCAAACCAGCAGAACCAAGAATCATAGACAAGCCAGAAGCAGTTCGTCCTGTTCCTGTTACACCTGTCTGCCCATGCATTACACTTGGAATACCTGTTTCTTCATCAGCAAGCTGACGCGCCTTATCATACATCTGCATGTTTTCACCAGCAGTGTTTGGAAATTTAAGGCCATTAATTGCTGTTCCGGTAACGCCAGACTGACGCCTAAAAATTTTACCGGGATAAATATCAAAGTTCTGTCCCGGTACTAAAGAAGCCTCATCAACATCAAAAACCAAATTACCTGCAAGAGCAAGGTTATCAATAGCCATACGCATATGACCATTCATAAGAAGCTGTGCATCTTCCATGTTTTCTGCAACACCAATACCAAATACTTGATATGGATTTTTTTCATATGGAAAGATTTGATAAGGAATACGCGCAGGTGTAAAAGGATTTAAAACTACACGCAAAACTTCATTACGACAAATCCAAGCATTAATCTGCACAGAACTAATATCATCAATATCATATGGAACATCTAGTCCATAGTCTCTTGCTGCACGAGCGTCTAGTGTTCCCCAGTATTCTAAAATTTCATAGCGATTTTCATTGTAAGTAGGATCGTTATCAGCATAAATTGTATGCTCAAAATATCTTTCTTCATACGTTGCGGGCATTGAGAGAATACGATTAATAGCCGCAATGTCAAAGAGTGGTAAATCTTTTAATGCTCTTAGCTGTTCACGGTTTAACCGATGTCGTTCAATTACATATTCACAATCTTCAGCATCTACAGCACTTGGATCAGGATAAAAGTTCCAGCAGGAAACATGACCAATGCGAGGAACCATTTTTTCAAATGGTGTGTAAATTCTTTGACCTTCCTCATCCATATCCCATTTGTGAATTTTTTTGTAAAAATTAAATGGACCTTTTAAAATACCAGTGCCAAGCATTGCCTGTTCAAATAATGAGCGGCGAATTTCTTTTACAGCAGATGTATCAACCAGTTGATCATGTACAATTTTGTTGAGGCGACGAGCAGCAATCTGTGCCGGTTTTAAATCCGGCTCACCGAACTTGCTATAACCTTTTTTTAATGAGGCACCCTCTAATTCTTTTGACAATCCTCCCAGCTTTGGCTCGCTCGCTTCAACTGCCCCCGGTGCAAGTTCACGTCCGTCACCCTCATAGCCATAAGGGTCTAGACTAGGACCACCTCCTCCCATTTGTTTTTCAACAAGATTAAGATGGACTGATTCTTCAATTCCTTCTGGATCAGGAGTAGGTTCAATTGTTAAAGGAAACTCACCACGCCCAAAAAGAATTTCAGAGATTTGCCCGTAAGCAGCCAGAACTTTTACTTTTGTAATTTTTACTGTAACTTTGGAGCGTTCTGACTCTCGGTAGTTTTCTGACTCTTCTGGTAGACCACGATAGTTTTGATAGGAACGTAACCAACGCTGCTCATCTGAACGGCGTCCTTCTTCTGCGGCAACAAATTTTTCCCGCACATATCCTGAAAGCCCCGGTAGTAATGAACCGGGAACTACAGCAGGAACATCTTCTAAATCAGAAGAGTCAATAAACGACATCTAGTTAGCCGTAAATTTTATTGTCGTCAGCAAGAGAATTAAAGTTTGCATCAACATGCATACTGCCGCTCGTCTTCTTTCCTGCATCAACTTCATATGGACCTTCACGCCCAGTTTCCATTGACTCAAGTGCTTCACGAGGAGCAGGACCGTCAGCAGCGGGATTTAAATCACCCTGCTTAATTTTCATCTTGTCATTGAACATTGTCTGTCCGTACATAGATTTTCTCCTAATATCCAAAAACTGTGTTAATAGGTTGGGGTTGTTGTTGTTGAGAAGCCCAGCCATTATACAAACGACTTGGACTTTCAACCTGTCTTGTCATGCACATATATCGCAAAGCATCGTAAGCATGATCAGAAGCTTTGGTATCGACATCCTCACTGTTTGTTTTGCTTAGAGGTAAGGATGTAAGTTCTCGAATAATGTTTACACAATTACTAAAGATACGAATCTTAGGGCCGGTTTCAGGATCAACACGCAAACGTTTATGAATTTCCAGTTTACCACGAATACGATTTTTATCAGCAGGAATAAAACGACAACCTGATTTATTAATTAATTCAGCAATAGTAAGACCACTACCAGTTCTATTCCAACAAGCACCATCAAGAACAGAAATGATCGGCGCTGGATCACCATCTTCCATTTGGCGTATGCGAACACCAAGTTCATCACCATTTTGACGAGTAATATAAAGTTCACGATAAATCCAAAGATTGTCGTCGTGATCTAACGCCCCCCACAAAACACAGGATGGACTTGTGAACCCATAGTCAGCCGCCCTAACTCTGTACCATCCTCTTGGTATTTCAAATGGATCGACAACATGATGATAACGAGTAAACTCGCTAAATGCTGCGCCTTCCGCAATATCCCAATCACCTTCTAATAATCTCTTTCTTTCTACTTCTGGTAAGGACAGCAGCATCATTTCGTATTCGCCACTGTGCAACAGATATGGATTGTCAGTTAATTTAGCAGGAATAAACTTTCGAGTAAACAAAGGTTCGTCTGCTTTTTCGGAATGGTTTAAAGGATAACGTAAAACCTTTCCAGTAGTAATATCTGTAGCCCAAAAGGGTTTATTAGACGGTGCTGGGTCAATATAAGTTTTCTTTACCCAATCATGCCCCGGACCACCGGGGTTAGCTGTCGCTCGCATGTACGTTTTAATCTCTGGATTTGTAGTACGCAAGCGTGAACGCAAGTAATCCCAAACATACGGACTTGGATAATGTGTAATTTCGTCAATACCAATCCAAGTAAACGACTGACCTTGGTAACGACTTACATCTGTGTCCTTGTCGAGATAAGAAAATAGAGCGGTTGCTCCAGAAGGAAAGACCCATGTACTCTTTGCTTCCTTAAACACTGCTCCTTCAAAAGCCTTTGGATAAAATTCTTTACTTTTCTGTATAAGTTCTGTCAATTCTGCTAAAGTACGGCGCAGCAGTAGCGCACGATGATCACTTATGTGTGCAAATCTTAGCAGATCAGCAAGAAGAGCGTAGCTTTTACCACCTCCTGCGGCTCCTCCGTATAGTACATCACTCTCAGGTGATGCTAAAAACTCAGTTTGTGGACCGGGATTGGGTTGAAAAGCTACGTCATTGTTTTCAAGCTGCTGTTTTAGACTTTCTGGAGCAATTTGTACCAGATCATCTGTCAGAACCTGCTTACCTTTTACAGCAGCCTCTACTCTTTTAAGTTTTCTACGTCGTTGTGTGTTTGCTTTTAGCTGTTTTTCTACAATCTTCTTTATATTTTTAGGATTACGACTGCGATTGTAGGGACTTTTAGCTTCGCCGGGTTGTTTTTTTGGTCTTCCGGGTTG